GTAGGGGTCATGATACGTCCTGTATCAACACATATGTGTTCGCCGTCCATGAAGTCGAATCTTAGAAAAGAATCGTCTTTTAGTATACACCAGGAGATACGCATGAAGCGCAAGTTTGGTCCTCGTATTCGCGGGGAGTTAATACCCTTCGCAATTGATCCGTGGCAGCGTACCGTCACGACCACATACAAGAACCAACCCACAGTTGTGGCCACAGGTAGTGGCTTTAACGTGGCTCCGCAGGATTCTGCTAATGGCGATCGGATGTATGACATTGTTACGCGTAATTTTAAGAAATTACAATCACGCGGCGTCATCATCAATAATCACATGAGCAAGTCCCACGCCTGGTCTGAAGTAATTGATGCTTTAGATGGAGAGAGTTCATATGGATATACCACGAACCCTTCTCCCCCAACCGGTGCCCCGACTTCCGAGTCTAGGGTATATAGCGGTTTGGTGTCTGGCGGATACTCTAACTTTCCACTCATTGAGCGTCTCGATCTTGACTATGTTAAGCGCGAGGCGATAAATGGAGCATATGCTAACGCCCATCAACGTAATGTGTTGGGTATTGTAGATGTGCTAGAAGCTGGAAAAACTCTTAATATGATCCGCACAAATCTTGGTCGTCTTGAGTCCGTCGTTTCAGATGGGCTCTATAGGACTGCCACTAAAAGTGCAAAACGTATGAAGAAGAACTCAAAAGTTTTTCAGTATAAATCGAAAACCAGTCTTGGTTACGTCGCTGATGCTTCTGGTTTATTGTTAGAGGTAAATTATGGTGTTATACCGTTGATGCTTTCCCTCCAAGGGTTAGTAAAGACGTTGACTAAAGACTATGTTGACACTAATCGAATGAAGTGGCCTCCTACCTTTCGAGGTTCGGAGTCGTCACAGAAATTCGAAGAAGCTGAAAACGTAGTGAACGTTGTGTCGGGCGGATATGATAGTGGTGCTAATACTACCGTCAACCGTTTTAAACTCGTTCTAAGTCAAAATTGTTATGCCAGGGCAGGTGTAATGACGAGGTACAATCCAAGTAGAAAATCTCAACTTGGTCTCGACTTACGTGATCTCATCCCTGGCGCTTATGAGCTAATACCTTTTAGTTTCGTAATCGACTGGGCCTTAAATATAAACTCCTATTTGGAAGCCGTAACACCAGTTCCTGGTTTTGCGACTAATGCCACTTGGGTAACTCTATATAACGAGGTAGTTTTACAATATATATTTAATCAGGAAGCAGCAACCTTAATTAACACTCCTGGTAAGTGGAAAACCCAGAATAGGGCCTACACTACACAGGTTGTTACAGGGTGGCGTACTACTGATCGAATCCCGGGGGTTGTCCCCCTTCCACCTAAGTTCAACTCTGAGCTTAAATCATTAACCCATTTTATCTCTGGTGCTGCCCTAGCCTTTTCCAAGGTGACAAGCAGTAAGACCTTTAGAAAGTCTTTAACCAAGTAGATAGCTTAACTTAAATTAGGATATATATTATGTCACTTTCAACTTCAGTACAAGTATTGCGTGGAGCTACCGGTGCAACCATGACCGGTGGTTCATTAACAACATTCGTTAACGATGGTAAGGGTCAGAATGGTAAGAAAGTCTTAGTCGACTCCTCTGTATCAGACCCTTCGTTGCGTGGGAAGGTAATTACTGATGTAACTATCGGTGCCGTTCAACCGAACGGTAACGCTAAACTACATCGAACAGCTGTTACTGTACACCAACCTTTTGTCGCCTCTAATGGCGCCGTGTATCCTTTGCCTGATAACCTGAATATGAGTTATCATCCAGAGCAGACTGCAGCAGAGCGTGAAGCTAAGCTGTGGAACACGGTATCTGCGTTTGTAGATGCAGAGTTGGTGAAGATTCAGCAGTTGCTTATCAATGATTAAACGTTTAATCATCCTTCTCACAATTATGTTAACGGTGTCTTATGACTACTCGCAATATACCGTCTCGTTCTGCTTTAAGAACAAAGACGACAACAGTAACGAAGAGGAATGTATCCCTTTATAATGAGTTATTCTCATTAGCAGATGAAGCTGTGCTAGATTGTTTTAATAGCTTAGCTTCGGATTGTTGGGGTAGCACGAGGGCCTTCACCTTTCATGGTAAGGATCCTTCTCGTGCCCGTCGGATTGTATCAAGCTGGCATCCACAGAAGTATGATGCTGGCCAATCTAAAACGGAATTTGATGTTCCTTATGTGTTATCTGGTTTCTTCGATAGGTATATTTCCTGTCAAGAGAGTGAAGAATCATCTAAACTTCAGGCGAAAGCCGCGAAGAAGTTCCTCGGGACTAATTTAGATGGTGTCGCTATTGACCAGTATGTGTTGAACCATTCGATGATGAAGCCTCTCCTAGATAGGATGAAGTTCCATATGAATAGTTTCTTCAACGTAGAGTTTGATCCTTTAAGCTTGTATCACTTAACTGGACACGGCCCTAACCGTACCACAGATGTGGAGTTCAATTCAGCATATTTACATATAAAGAATTGTTCCATTGCGGGTACGCAGGCGTCTTTACAACAATTGCTTCATTATTTACACTGGGATTCCCAGCTTCGCGACAGTATTTTAGTCGAGGAGAATGATGCGATGCGTAGTACTATTAATGGTTGGGATCTCCTAGGAGAATCTTCTCACCATGGTACTGCGGCACAAGTTGTTGAGACTACCGAAACTGGTTTTGTTCCTAAGAAGTTTGATTCACTCCGTACAATGTGTCCTGAGCCTACCGCAGTTGCGTTCTTCGCAAAAATGGTAGCACTCTGGATAACTTCGCGCTTAAGTACGTATTGTCACATAGACTTGCGTACACAGCCAAACGTTCACAAAAATATGGCGAGACTTGGTTCTCTGTTTGAGGACCTACATATCGCTACTGTGGACTGGTCGGAAGCTTCTGACCGCATTTGGTTGTATTTAGTTGAAGCGCTTATGTCGGAGGGGTTTTGTTCTGGTTGGTTCTCCTTTATGTCTAATGTTTGTCGGTGTAAATCGACGAGTGTTAAATTTCAGGGGTCACTAGGACAACAAGGTGATTTTGCGTCTCTCGAAGATTTGGAGGTGTTCCTTAGTGAACACACTGACTCCTTTTCGATCAAGATGCACAAAAACGGTATATCCTACACTGCTAAATGTGTAGTAGCAACTTCCATGTTCGCTACAATGGGTAATCCGATCACTTTTCCTCTTCAAACCTTAGTCTTTTGGGCTTTCCTTGAAGCATGCACAGATATATATGCATGTGAGAACGATATGAATAGGGATGAATTAACTTTTTGTTCATCCTTTGGCGACGAC